GATGAACCCAGAGAATTTGTAGTTATGACTGGATTGAAAGGACGTCAATTATTTGACGATACAATGAGAAGAGTTGCAGCTGAGACTATAGCTGACGGATTAAAAGCAGAGAACAAAATAAATGAAGAAGAACATACAAGTCTGGTTAAGATGATAAACTCACCTGACATTGAAAACCTTATAGTAGCTATGGCTGTAATGGAACAAAAAGGAAAATATGAGCAACGACGAATATCAACAACAGAGGCTGTTTTGCCAAGAAATTAAGATGAAAAAACCTAAAGTAAAAGTAGATGTTACTATGCACGCTGGTCTTGGATTAGGAATCTCTTTTCCCATGACTCACTACATAGATGGAATGATTACTGTACTGTGTTTTAATATTAACTTTAAATGGAGAAAGAGATGAGTCATCCAAAGATAAGAAATATCAGATGGTTAGATGAAGAGCTACCTAACCTGGTAGGTGTTGCAGTAACCCTTATAGACAGAAAAATAGAAGAGTTGGATATACCGGGTCTAGAAACTCCTGAGACACCTAGTGAGACACGAATAGATTTAGCAAAGCTGGCTGCAGTAAGTCCTTGGTACCCTAAAGGTAGTGATGAACCTTCTAAGGTAGAATGCTTCTTAGACATAGAGGGTGTAGAAAAGTTTGTTGCCAACGTCAGTATAAAAGAAATTACTGAAGCATGGATTTATTATCATAGATGTTGTAAAAAATGATACCAGAAATATTTGAAGTAGAAGGTGGGATTGTAAAGGTGAACGAGAATGTTCTTCTTATCCCAGAACTGAAAGCAGTTCATGATGAATACAAAGATCCTATACCGGCTCTGAGTTTTCTTCATTTTAAATATCACCCTAAGGGGCCATATTGTAATACTCCCGAAGAAGATAAAGAGGATATCTTACTCTTAGATTTTCCAGGTGATTATACCACTGAGGATCCGGTTATGATCAAAGCCATGGAAAAGATGGAATCTTTTATGGTGAGCCCTACTTACCGATACTATCTTGATAATAAGATCTTACTTGAGAAGCTTGGTAAATTCGGAAGAACTGCTAACATAGCCGCCGGCCGAGATGGTAACATTAATGCCTTACTCTCACAGATTAAGTCAACCGGTAAAACAATTACAGAGTTCAAACAGCTTGAGAAAACTGTTCAGCAAGAACTTGATGAGCATAAGTCAAGAGTAAGAGGTGAGAAACGTAAAGCGTACGATCAATAATGGAAGAGCCCTTCATAGTAGTCCCTACTTGGGAAAAGGATGTATGGACACATACTACTTTTGACACAAGACAGGCGTTCATAGATTTCCTCCTTCCTTTGTTTAAGGAACCGGGTAAGTGTGAATTCGATGAAACCATCGCCGTATTCAAAGAGCAAGGTTTAAAATACGAAGAGAAGAAGTATTACTGTGCGTTTCCTGAGGGATCTAAAGATCACAGGATGTATTGGGATTTCGAAAAGGACAAGTGTAGACACGGTGCCATCTTTAAGAACAACGGTAAGACATGGTATCTCCCGCGCGAGTATTACATGTGGATCAACTTTCTTCCGATCAACGATAAGCTTAAGAAAAAACTAGCATTCCCTCAAGTATGGGATACCCAATATTATATGGCCTTATATGAACTCTTAGCAGAGCTTCATTACAAACATTGCGCCATTCTCAAGAAACGTCAGATTGCATCGTCCTACTATCATTGTGCAAAGATGATTAATCTCATATGGTTCGAAGAAACTCCGATCATTAAAATGGGAGCTTCTCTCAAAGATAAGATCAACGAGAAGGGATCGTGGAAATTCTTAGATGAATATAAGTCTTTCCTTGATAGTAAAACTGCTTGGTATCGTCACATGCAGCCGGGTAAGGTTATGATGTGGCAACAACAAATTGAGGAGACTATTGACGGTCGTCCTCAGATGGTAGGTAACAAAGGAGTTATCCAAGGATGTACTCTGGAACAAGATCCTACAAATGGTGTCGGTGGTGACTGTCGATTCTTCTTCTACGAAGAGGGTGGTATCGCACCTACTGCAGATCAAACCAAGGAATACATGTTATCTGCCTTATCTATGGGTGAGATTGTAACCGGTCAATTTTGTATCGCAGGATCTGTTGGTGAATTAGATCAGTGCAAACCTTTAGAACATATGGTTAAGTATCCGGATGTAAATGACATCTTCGCAGTAGAGAGTAACCTACTTGATGACAAAGGTACCATTTCAAGAACGGGTTTATTTATTCCTGAACAATGGTCAATGCCTCCCTTTATTGACAAGTATGGTAATTCACTTGTTGAAGAAGCTTTAGCATCTCTTAATTTGAATAGAGAGAAGATGAAGAAAGATCTTGAGCCGGCTCTTTACCAATTAAGGATCTCACAGCGTCCACGTAACATCTCTGAGGCTTTTGCACATCGCGAGGTGTCTGTATTCCCTCAACACTTAATCGCTGCTCAGAAGCGTCGTATTGAAGAAAAAGAATATTCTTGTGAGCTTCTTGATATCTCTCGTGATGCTACAGGTAAGATTGAGGTTAAGAAAAGCAATCGTCAACCTATCCGCGAATTTCCAATTACCAAGAATACAGAAGATAAAACTGGTGTACTCGAAGTATGGGAAAGACCTGATCCTAATGCAGAGTGGATGACCTACTATGGATCTGTCGATCCAGTATCTGAAGGAAAAACCACTACTTCAGATTCCCTTTGCTCGATTTATATCCTTAAGCGTACGACTCAGGTTACCCGAGTTGACACTGATAAAACAGAGACTTTTATTGAACAAGATAAAATAGTTGCCGCATGGACCGGTCGTTTTGACGATCTTGATAAAACTCATGAGCGTTTAGAACTGATTATCGAATGGTACAATGCCTGGACAATTGTGGAAAATAACATTTCTCTTTTCATCCAGTACATGATAGCTAAGCATAAGCAAAAATATCTAGTACCTAAGGATCAGATCATGTTCTTAAAAGATCTTGGTTCTAACCGAAACGTGTACCAAGATTATGGATGGAAGAATACCGGAACCCTATTTAAGGCTCACCTCTTAAGTTACCTTATTCAGTTTTTAATGGAAGAGCTTGATCGTGAAACCAAACCAGACGGCACCGTAGTAAAGGTTACATATGGGATCGAAAGGATTCCTTGTATCATGGCCCTACAGGAAATGCATGATTACAAAGAAGGTCTCAACGTGGATAGACTTGTGTCCTTAGCAGCGCTAGTAGCGTTCGCTAAGATCCAGGAATCTAATCGAGGCTACAAGAATAAAGTTGAACATTTGGACAAGAAAAACTTGCAAAAGTCCGCAAATTTGTATAAATTACCACATATGCCTTTCTCTAATATGGGTCGAAGTAGTGGCCGAAATGGGAGAACAGGCTTTAAAAACCTAAGATAGCATGAAAGTATTAAACGCGATGGACCTCAAGTCCGGCAAAAAAGCAGAACAAACCCGTATTGGTACTATCACCCAACCCGTGCAGTTTCTTCCAACCAAGGAAAAAGATGACGAGTGGACTGCTTGGAATATGGACTGGCTTGAATGGAATGGTTTGAAACAGATCCGCCGCAACGCTCGCCGTTTAATGAAGAACTACAAGCTGGCCAAAGGTCAGATTGACAAGAGCGATTATATCGTAGAACAGGACAATGAGATGAGAGATCTTGTAGAAACCCTGGTTCAAGAGGATATGAGCGCACTCGAGCTTAAGTTTTATCCTATCGTTCCCAACATTATCAATGTTCTAGTTGCCGAGTTTGCCAAGCGTAATTCTAAGGTTACCTTCCAAGGGACTGATGAATACACTCAGAACGAACAGCTGGAACAAAAGAGGATGCAAATTGAGCAAACTCTTTTAAGTCAAGCTGAGCAGAAACTTGTTGAAAAAATGATCGAAGCCGGTGCTGATATGAATGATCCGGCTATCCAGGAGCAAATGCAACAGCAATTGGATCCTGAGAATCTTAAAACATTACCTGAGATCCAAAGCTTTTTCGATAAAGATTATCGCAGTATGTGCGAGCAGTGGGCCTCTCATCAATATAAAGTGGATGTTGAGCGCTTCAAAATGGATGAATTAGAAGAGCGTGCTTTCCGAGATATGCTTATTACAGACCGTGAATTCTGGCATTTCCGTATGAGCGAAGATGATTATGATGTGGAATTATGGAACCCTGTACTTACCTTCTACCATAAATCTCCTGAAGCTCGTTATGTATCCCAAGGAAATTATGTAGGTCGTACAGACATGATGACGGTATCTGATGTTATCGATAAGTATGGATACATTATGACTCAAGATCAGATGGCAGCTCTTGAAGCAATCTATCCTATTCGCGCTGCAGGTTATCCTTTACAGGGATATCAAAATGACGGTACTTTCTATGACGCCACTAAATCTCACGACTGGAATACCCGCATGCCGGGACTAGCTTACCGTCAATTAACATCGATGCAGCAAAATGCACCATTCGGTGACTACGGTACAATTTATGGTGGTGGCGATGTGATCAACTGGATCATGTCTGAAGGTGAAGATTATGCTCCACTCGGCACTGCATTCTTACTACGCGTTACTACTGCGTACTGGAAGTCTCAGCTTAAGGTAGGACATCTTACCAAGATTACTGAGAGTGGAGAGACCATCACAGATATTGTTGGTGAAGATTATCGCATTACTGATAAGCCGGTTTATAATAATCTATTGATCAAAAACAAGACTAAAGATACTCTTGTCTTTGGTGAACATATTGACTGGATCTGGATCAACCAGGTTTATGGTGGAGTTAAGATCGGTCCGAATTTACCAAGTTACTATGGTATGAATAATGCCAATGGAATTAGTCCAATGTATATTGGTATTAATCGTAACACAATAGGTCCTTTAAAGTATCAATTCAAAGGAGATAACACTTTATATGGTTGTAAACTTCCGGTTGAAGGAGCTATCTTTAACGATCGTAATACTCGCTCTACTTCTTTAGTAGATCTTACCAAACCATTCCAGATCGGATACAACATTGTGAATAACCAGATCGCCGACATTCTTGTTGACGAACTTGGTACAGTGATCATGTTAGATCAGAATGCGCTTCCTCGTCATTCAATGAACGAAGACTGGGGTAAGAATAATCTAGCTAAGGCGTACGTAGCAATGAAGAACTTTCAAATGTTACCGTTGGATACATCTATTACTAATACTGAGAATGCATTAAACTTCCAGCATTTCCAGGTGATGAATCTAGAACAAACTCAGCGTATGTTATCAAGGATTCAAATGGCTAATTACTTCAAGCAACAGTGTTTTGAAGTGATCGGAATTACTCCTCAGCGTCTAGGTCAGCAAATCGGCCAAACAGATACTGCTAAAGGAGTAGAACAAGCTGTGACTGGATCATACGCTCAGACAGAGATGTACTTCATTCAGCACTCAGATTACTTAATGCCACGAGTGCATCAGATGCGTACTGACCTGGCCCAATATTACCAATCAAAAAAGCCGTCACTAAGATTACAGTATATCACAACCAATGATGAGAAAGTGAATTTTGAGATCAACGGTACGGATTTGCTCCTTCGTGATCTAAACATCTTCTGTACAACTAAAGCTAATCACAGAGCGATCGTTGAACAAATGAAACAATTGGTGATCAACAATAACACCACTGGTGCCAGCATCTTTGATCTTGGTAACATTATGCAGTCAGATTCACTTGCTGAGCTTAACCACGTTCTTAAAGCTTCTGAGAAGAAGAATATTGCAGCTCGCCAAGAAGAAGGTCAAAGCGTTGAGAAGATGAAGCAGATGGAGATTGAAGCCCGTATCAAGGAGAAACAAATGCAACTTGATCATGAAGATACCCGCGATGAATTGAATCGTCGTAGAGATATCCTTGTAGCCGAAATCCGTGCTGCAGGTATGGCCGGTGCAGTTGACCTTGATAAGAATCAACAAAGTGATTACCTGGATATCCTTGAGAAGATCAAAGGATCCCAAGAATTTGCTCAGAGTATCGATTTACAGAAGAGTAAAGAAGGTAGTAAAACTGAACAGGACCAGGCTAAGAACCAGATCGAACGTGATAAGATCGCGGCTCAGCTCCAAATGAAGGGGATGGATGTCCAAATAGCGAAGGAAAATAAGAATAAATTCGATAAGAAAGCAGCTGATAACAAAAAGAAGAAGTAACCAGATAGTCTTATAATGCAGGAAATCTTAGTATTTCTTACGAGC